TACTTTTGGTTTGTATCAGAAATAGAAGAAGCAGAAATTATAGAATTCACACCATGGGAAGATTCTTGATTGGATCTTCCCATTTTTTATCTTATATTATATAAAAGTTATAGTTATGGCAAACGCAGAAAACAAAAACGAATTTAAAAGTATATTCGATGATTCATTCTTTCACGCAGCACGATATGAGGATGAAAGTTACGAAGATTATAAAAAACGACAAAAAGCTAACAAGCAGCTTGAAAAGATGTATAAACGGTTTGGCAGAGAACGTTTCATCCAATTCATGGACTTCATGAAGAAAATGGGCGAGCAAGAAATACCACAACAAGATGCAGAATAACTTTTTACGTGTATCTACAAAGGCTGGCGTAACGCATTATGTGAATATTGCTCATATTGTAGATCTACACGATACTCCAAATAGCAGTAGTACGTCTATAGAAACAATTAATAGTACGATTTACTCTGATAGTCCTTTGGTTGAGTTAATTGAACGTATTTATAAAATTCAATGGGATGGCGAAACAAAAAATACCAACTTCAATTCAAAATAAATTTAAACGAGAACTTTACAAAGTCGGCGATTATGTTTATTTTGATTGGTTAAGTGAAAAACAATATGGGCATGTTATACGAATTTATCACAGCAGCGGAACGACTACGTACATGGTTCAAGGAAAAGAGTATCGCTATCCGTGCGGCGTTCAAATTAAAACATATCGATCTGGTACCGCAGGACACATCTTCTACGAACAGACACAAGAATTCGGACAAGATGAAATTCGAAGAAGATTTGAGTCTAGAACAGTATCTCAAGACAGCACAAGGACAAAAAGAACTCAGTCAAGCAAAGATAAAGTTCGGGGAGGAAATGTTAAGGCAACTAACAATGAGGTATCACAACCTAAAAGAGCCACCAAGCACCGCACAAAAAATGATGATAAGTCTAGCAATACAGCAAACAGTAAGGGAACTACAACTAGAAGAAGAAAAAGCTATTCTAAACTAGACGAGGCAGTACAAAAACAAAAAGACTTCTTAAGAAAGTTTACATGATAATTGGATCTTGTCTCTTTTTTTCTTATATTATAGTATAAATTAAAAGAGATGAGATATAGACTTCAACCCGATTATGATAATGTAATAGATTTAATTGATAATCTATTAGACATAAATACATTTAAGAATTCAGATACGTTTTTTAATTGGTGTGTAGATGTATTAATTTTTATATCAAATACTCTTAATATTTCATATGAAGAAGCTAATATTCTTATTTTTGTAATTATACACCCGATAATTACTATAATATTAGCACTAGTTGTATTAAAGCAGCGCCGTAAGATAAAAAGATTAAGTTAATGTAGTAGGATCAATAGTTAAATTTACTGACAAAGCTTTTTCAGGTATATTGTCTGGATAATCAACCCATCCCTTTACACGAGCAGCTTCGTAGTAACTTAAATCATATTCGTCTTGTAACTCAGATATAGATTTTCCTTCAAGCGATTCTCGATTGATACCTGATATTGCTGCATATCTTGGATCTTTAAAATCATATTTATCTGTTATAGTATATGTACCATCACTATTTTTATTCCAATTAAAACGTCCTAATAATGTTGCCATAGCAAATTTCATATCAAATGTTATCGCACCCCACGCAGCCTCCCATGTGCTAGGACTTCCTTTTTCATTTTGAAATTTTGATGCAACTTCTTGCCCATAGTCAATATATTTTGTACTACCACTATTTGTACGATTGAGTCTTTTAGCAGATTGTTGTATTACATTTAATAGTATTTTTTGTTGTTCATCAGTAAAATCCGCAGTTGTTAAAGATTTACCTTTAAGTAATTGAACAACATTTGGAAACCCCTTTCTAATGTATTGAAACCAACCTTCATCAGACTCAGGTTCTTTACTAGTAATTTTGTTCATTGTTTGTTGATCTTGCTTTTGCGGTGTTTGAAGCATCATATAATTTAATCTTTGCTCAATATCTTCTCGATCAGCTCCAGCAACATATGTAGACATTCCAGGCATATTACTACCATAATCAACTTTGAAATCAAAATCATCAACTGTAACAAGTTTATCTAATTCTGCAGTTGTTTTAGGGCCGACTACACCATCCCATTCTTTCGGGTTGTTAGGAAATTGTTTTTCTTGAAATTTCTTCACAGCAGCTGCTGTTTTAGGACCATAGATGCCATAACTTGTATCCGGTATTGGATTCATTATTCCAGCATCAATCAATTTTTGTTGTATTTTTGCAATAGGGCCAGTTTTGGTTCCAGCCTGCGGGTCTCGCATTCCTCGTTTAAACAACCTTGTTTGTTCTTGTAATAATGATTTTAGTTTTATCATATGTGCCTTGTAATTATAATTATAAATATTTGGTTTATTGAAAACATGTTCTTATATTATATAAAACAAACATTATGGTTAGATATGGTTATTGTTGCATCAACATGGAGTTAGGCAAGCAAAAGATTCGTACGGGTCGTACAATGATTCAACGAAAATTTGAAGAAGGTGGTTTGCAACTTGCTTCTGATATATCTTTAGAAAATGCAATGGATTTGCTTCCTATACTTCAGTGGAATGAAGAGAGAGGCATTCGATTGTTTCGAATTGGCTCTGAGATATTTCCTCGTTGGAATCATTACAAACTAGAAGATTTACCTGAAATTGATCTTATTGCAGACATACTTCGTGAAGCAGGCGATTATGCTCGTGAACATGGTCATCGACTTACTACGCATCCAGGTCCGTTCAACATCTTGGGTTCACCAGATCCGGTTGTAGTAGACAATACAATTGTTAGTCTCGAACGACATTCAGAGATGTTTGATTTGCTAGGTTATGATGATGCTACTCCTGATAACCTTATCAATATTCATATAGGTGCTACTTATGGCGATAAGCCTAATACGATTGCCAGATGGCTTCGTAATTTTGATCGCTTGTCAGATCGCCTTAAAGCTCGCTTAGTTGTAGAGAATGACGACAAGGCTTCAATGTATTCTGTACGAGATCTTTATGAAATGGTACATAAGCAGACAGGCATACCGGTTACTTTTGATTATTGGCATCACAAATTCAATACCGGTGATTTGTCTGAAGAAGAAGCTTTCCATATGGCTCGAGAAACATATCAGGTTCATGGCGTTACCCAATGTACCCATTATTCTGAATCTCGTCGCAAAGAATACCAAAAAAAGTTAGAATTGATTTGTGAACAACACAATATTCCATTTGACAAATTAGAAGAATGGCCAACCTTTGAAAAGTTATACAAAGAATTCAGCAAGATCAAAGAACAGGCGCATAGTGATTATATCTTAGAATTACCTAATACTTATGATGTTGATGATTTAGACATCGAGGTTGAAGCTAAAGCAAAAGAACAGTCATTGTTGCAAATTGGGTTGTACGAAACACCACAGATTTTACAAGATTAATATTTATACAAAAGGAAAGTTATGGCACATTATCGTTTTAAAGCAAAAATTTCTGATGACATGGTAGACGCAATGGAAATTATTAAAAGTGCAGGAAAGTCTATTGCAGCAGGTCATGCAGACAAAAATGCAATACTAACAAATTTAACTGCTGCTTATAGAAAATTAGAATCAGCGAAGTATTATTTAGATAGAGAATAGTGAAAAATGTTTTTCCATACATTGTATACGCTTCAGCATTTGCATTAGCCGGCAGTGCTGCCTATTACAGTGTATTCGGATTAAGCAAACTATTTTCAGCTCAGGCATTAGCTGTTGTCATAATGGCTGGTACTTTAGAAGTATCTAAACTTATTACTGCATCATATCTTCATCGATATTGGAAACGCATAGGACTTTTATTAAAGACCTATCTTGTTACTGCAGTATTTGTGTTGATGTTTATTACATCTATAGGTATATATGGATTCTTAGTATCAGCATATCAAACAACGGCTGATCAACTTACAGTATTAGACAAACAAGTAGATGTAATTGAGTTGAAGCGTGAAAGATTTCAAACACAATTAGATGAATATTCTGCAGAGAAAAAACAATTGAGCGAATCAATATCAGAATTATCTAAAGGTTTATCTAACAATGTAATTCAATATCGAGATCAAGAAACCGGGGAGATTATAACAACAACATCCTCTTCTACTCGTAGAGTTTTAGAAAGGCAACTTGATGATTCTAAACAACAGAGAAATACAGTAAATTTAAAAATAGAATCTTTAACTGATTCAATTACTAGTTTAGATTTACAAGTATTGGATATAGAATCAAATAATGATGTTGCTGCAGAATTAGGTCCGTTGCGATATGTTGCTGAAATAACAGATAAACCAATGAACCAGGTTGTGAATTGGTTCATTCTTATTTTTATTTTTGTATTCGACCCGTTAGCAGTAACCTTACTAATTGCAGCACAAATTGCAAATAAAAAAACAGATATGACCGAACAAGACGTAAAAACAATCATGGATGCTAATGACAATCCACCAGAGCCAAATGATGCTTTAAAACAAGCAGCAGAAAAACAAAAGCAACGTGACGCTATCGTTGAAATGATGCGTGCAGATGAAGAAGATGGATTCTATGATGATTGGGATTCAACGTTAAATGATGGCCTAGATGATATGTTAGCGTCAGAAGAATTTGATGATATTAACATTGATCATTTAAAAAGTCAAGAAGATATTTATCAAGAAAAGAAAAAAACAAATAGACCTAAAATTATATCATAAGTTATGGCAAAAAAGAAGTTACGATCAGATGGTTATGTTACCATGAAATGTAAATTATGTTCAAACAAAGTAGAACGTGTTGATTCTTCAGCAAAATCAGTAATGTGCTGGGAGTGTACACATTTATATACTGAAGGACATTCTTTACAAGAAATTTCAGAAATGGGTGAAAAAGAAAGAAGTTTTATCTTTGTTAGATAACTTTTTTTCATTATATTATAAATAAAAACAGTTACGAATGAATCTATCCGCAGAGACAATCAAGCAAAATTGGGAAACATACCGTTCTAGAGTAAATGAACTATTTCCTACACGAAAAGACTCGCTCAACAAAATGTATGACGAGTATGAAAATAGAATGGCTATGATGCCAGCATCTTCAGTTGCTCATTATCATAATGCATTTGCCGGTGGCTATGTTGCACACGTTTTAAATGTAATGCGTTGTGCAGAGTTACAATATAATATGTGGAAAGGCGCGGGTGCTGATATGTCTGGTTATACTTTCGAAGAATTGATGTTTGCAGCAATGCATCATGATTTAGGCAAAGCAGGATTCCCGGGCGAAGGTAATGAAGTATACCAAGTTGAAACATCTGATTGGCATCGTAAGAATATGGGAAGGATGTATAAGCATAACGAAAATATTCCTTTTACAATGGTTCCTGATTTATCAATCTTTTTGCTTCATCAATACGGTGTTGATATGTCTTGGAATGAATATCAAGCTATCAAAATTCACGATGGTATGTATGATGATGGTAACAAACCATACTTCGTTGCAAGGACAGCTAAAGCAAAATTAAAAACAAATTTACCGTTAATTCT